TTACAGTGAAAACATAGTCCCCTTACCAGGTGAATTTACTTGGATAAAACTTGATCAGACTGTCGGTACTGATTACCTTGTTGTTCTGTACGCAAAAGAATCTCTGGATATTGATAATATCCGCAATAAGTTCGCACAGGCAAGCGGCACATATCCTGAACGTGTCGCAAGTGCGGTAGGTTCAAACTACATTCCGTCAAATAAAGCAAAGTATGAACCAAATGAGATTCGTTTTTCTGCCGTTTCTCCAAATCCAAAAGCTGTTTTTGGGCTTTTGCTTGCCATTGATCATAGGAAATAGAAGGTATATATGATGTTCGGAATTAATGGTAACCGATACCAAATTGCATTTTAATCTGTTCGTATGAGCAGATAATAAATAGAAAGGAGAAAGAAATATGAGAAAACAACAAACAACAAACAAAAAGGAAACAAGGAACGCTTTGTGTATGAAAATGAAATTCGGTAGTGTCACTGATAGTACGGTAACACTAGTTATAGCGAAGATAAAAGATAAGGAGAACATAAATGAATAAAGCAATATTTTTGTTGATATTTATTAGTGTAGGAATTTGTTTAAATGCACAAACTGAACAGAGAAAAACAATTAAGGCTGGACTTGGATTAGGACATGACAGTAGAGGAAATAATGCAAAAGAAATTCTTTCATTCAATAAAGATGGAGAAATAACATATTCTGAAAATGAACGTGCTCCATATCCCTCTGAAACTTATGATAGAGGTTATAAAAAAGGTAATTATTATATAGGTAATAATAATATAGTTTATATAACATGGAATAACGGATTTGAAGAAACTGCAAAATTAACATATAATAGTAGTGGTAGAGCTGTAGTTATATTCAGAGAAAAAACTTTCAATCAATTTCCATGGGATGATTAATATTATAATATTCTCGTAAAAAAATGAATTTAGTGGAATGATGTAATATACGAATGTTTAAATTGAACGCAAAATTATAAAGGAGAAAACAATATGAAAAGAAAAATTTTAGCGGTTTTATTTTTTCTAGTTCCGTTTCTTGTTATGGCACAGTCTGGAGGATTAGTTGAAGTAAGAGGTGTTGAAACACGTTGGGAAAAATATGATTTAGATGAACCAATTTTTTCACAGTACAATCGACAAGATCAAAAATTTGCTTATGGTATTACATTTACAAACAAAAACAATTTTTCTGTTACTATAGATGCTGAGTTAATGCAAAAACCAAGATATAATGATAGAAATCAGGATGATAAATTAATTAATACAAAAAGTTTTGTTCTTGCACCAAGAGAAGAATATACATGGAAACTGGAATTTAATTCTTATAATGTGCAGCGTGGAGCATATAATGATAGATCATCTTCTGAAAGCCCTGATCATTATGTGAGATTTAAAGCTTTCAAAAATCTATAGTTGAATAAATGCAAAAAAATAAAAATTAATGAACAAAGGAGTAAAAACATGAAAACAAGAAAACAACTTACATTTAGATTATTTGAATCGAATAAGGCTTTATTAGTTTTGGTATTTTTAATGGGAATTTGTTACAATACGTTTTCTCAAAATTATTCTGATACGCAAATTTTGTTTGATGATGAAAAATTAAATATAAAGCAAACTAACAGCCGTAATGAATTGGCTGGAAAATATCATAGTTCATCTGATCTTTATTTCTCAAACAAAACAAATTATGAAATGGAAGTTACTGTTACTTATAAAATTACGAGATATTATTGGAATCCAACTAAAGAGACAACAGAACAATTTACCAATAAAATAATTGTATTAAAACCTCATGGTTACGGTAGTGTTATGGCTTATAATGCAGATGGTGACGCTCGTTTGTATTTCATTGAATTAGTCCACTATAAGCTTATAAAAAAGAATTATGAAATATTTTAGGGAAACATGGATAACGCAAAACGTGTCTGACACCAATTTTTCATAGCGTACTTTAAAAACTCCAAACCCCGCATGGTGTCAGACTCCCAAAATAATAAGGGAGACTAGAAAAATATCAAAGAAAATAAAGTTATGTGCAATGTGGACTAAAAGGCACTCTGCCAACTTTTATAGAAGATGTAATTTACGATTTATTACCAGAACCGGAAGAGGTATAAAGTTTTATGGTGTCTGTCACCACTTTTTAAATATTTTTTTAAGTAAAAAATGTTAACCAGAAAGGGTAACATGCACCATCATGCGCCGGCGGCTGCCATTTGCTGTTGTACAATTTCGTCAATTATCTGTGCCGGCATTTTATCGCTTGACAAAGAACGGCTTAATATATAATCGGCGGATGCACGGTTGAGTATGCTTAATAGTTCCCTCTGTTGGGTAAAATAGCCGCCCTTTTTACTGGGGTCAACTTTAGGCGGATTTTTGGTGAAATAATCATCCCAATATTCCGCTTCTTCATCGGTCATGTGCGCCATAATTTCTTCCTCCTATGTGTCCAGTAAATGAAAAAAAATGCTTCTACATTCCATTGCGTGAAACACGTCAATTGTATCATTATCTATGCGTCTGTACAATATTTCAAGTAGTTTGCCTGTTTTATCAAACCCTACAACTATGTATTTGTCCGAAAATTCCTCAATAGGGCCTTCATATTTACTAAAATCAATAACATGACGAATGTTCTCTTTGGAAATCCCATGCCGAAACGCGGATGGGTTGAACGTTATATTGTCGTCCATGCCTTATTTTACCTTATATTGGGCGGATTGGCAATTATTTCAGTACCGCAAAAGGTGTCTGACACCAAATTTCCCTATTTGCCCGACCTGCCTAAGTACCGCAATTTAAGCCTGTCAAATTTGAAAAGCAACCAGTTCATTGAATTGGAAATAAAACTTGAAAACCTTATCCCCTATCAATAAAGAAAAGGCATTAATTTCTATCATTACTTTTTTAAATGCGTTTAAGATGTATGCCTAATAAAATACTTGAGGGGTGGTCGGAAAAAAAGTGCTGCGCCCCGTCGCAGTGCTTTTTTTCCGAACAGGACCCCAAGTAAAATTTTCAGGCATACATCTTGCTTTCACTTAAATAAATGCTTTTTTATTCTGCCTTAGTTTTCAGTATCACCATATTTCCCTTCGGGCGAGTAACAAGGAAGCCGTCCCTCTTGCGGAAACGCAAAAACAATTCGCCGTATTCAAGGCTTTCCGTAGTCTGGTCAAACTTTTTAAGTTCAATGCCTCTGCGGTTTCCGTGCTGAATTCTTTTNNNNAGTCAAATCATTGATAGTGTTACCTTTAATCGCAACTTCCGTAACATCGGAACACATCATAGCCCCTGTAAACGGGTCATCATCGGCAAGCAAACATTGCCTGTCAAATTCCTGTCCGTAAGTTTCGACAAACTCGTCAATGAACATTGCGCCCAAATCCGTAAAAACATCTTCCTCAAATTCGTCAAACCACGGAATATATCCGGCAAGCGTATACGCTTTAAGTTCCACTCGTTCAGCGCCCTTTGGCTTGCTCCCTTCAATCTTCTGTCCGTAAGCTGTAAGCCAGTGAAGTTGAACGCCGCCCCTGTCTCTTGTAGGAAGAAATATTGAAGGACCAGCCATAGGCCGATGGCGGACAAGATTCATCATCACGGATTTTTTGGCAACATCTGTCATAATCTCCGTTTCATAAATCGGATTGATAAGAAATTGCTCATTGCTTGGTGTCATATTGCCCATCGGATCACCCAAAGCGGCCTTATTGATAACAAAACCTTTTTCGCCCCATGTTACATCTTTGGGGTTAGTCCAATTCTCGCTTTTCATGTTAGGTGAAAATGCCAACTCCGCAAGCGTCTTATGGTTTCCAGTCCATGCCGCCGCTATTCCCTTGCCCAAGTTGTAAAGCAATTCACGCCGTGAAAGTTCCCTGGGGCTTTTCGCNNTTTTCTTCATCTCGGCTATTTTCTTTTTAATAGCCTTCAGTAATTCGTCCATACTTTATTCCTCCATGTTAAATATTTATTAACCCACCCCAAAAATTAGGTTGGTTTAATTCCTGTTTGTTATCCGTTTTTTCATTTTCTATATATTTCGCTAACGCAAACGGATTAGCCGGAACATTGCAAATTGAAAATTCCAAAAGTTCCTGTTTACGAAAAATTAAACTTGTACCGTCCTTACTGTCTTCTTTTGATGGTATTTCAATCTCCATAACACGAAAGCCGACAGAACCGGCACGAATAACGCCGTTCTTCACACGCTCCCCGATAGACCAACCAAAATGGTCATAATCCTTGCCATTAAAAACGACAACCCCATGCAAACCATTTTCATCGCTTGCAAGCGTCTCAATCTTTCCTATCGCTGGAATATCGTAACGATGTGCCCACTCGACAATCGGATTCTTCATAAAGGCTTTAAAATCCCAACCGCTAGGGTCTATCCTCTCCCCGAACCTATCAAGATCATAAGTTGAAAGCGTCCACTCTATTCCGTTAGTAATATCATCTGTCTTTTCTTCATTTCTCATTTCTCCCTTCTCATTGCTCATTGCTCTTTCTTCATTATTCACTGTTAATTTTTCACTATTAATTGAAAAAGGCACAGACGCAATAAGTTCCACGTCAGCCGCCACTTTTTGGATTCCAAAAACTTCTTTTTTCACACCAAGAAAATCAAGTAAAAAAGAAGTATCACCCGACATAAATTCACCACTCTTGTTTCTAATTAACATTTTTTCTCCCCCTGATTGTTTTATTTGGCAACGGTTTTAACGTAAAATTTTTATGACGAAAAATAAGTTCTTCTTCAGTAACAAAATTAAGCGTCAAAGCGGCCTGATATAACTCATCTATATTACGCACGTTCAAATTTCTATAAATTTCTTCCCGATAATTTTCTACCGTACTTGTAGAAAGATACAAATTATCTGCTATTTCATTTTTTTGGTAACCGTTGCAAATACATCTTAAAACTTCAATTTTTTTCTGAGTTAAAATTTTTGCAGGTGGAGGTAATCTATTCCGCATATTAATTCTTTCTTTTACAAGTTCGGAAACAAATTTTTTACCCCTTAAAATACAATCAAATCCGCGTATAAACTGTTCTATCCCTTCAAACAAATTAAAATATGATTTCACTCCGTTCAGGATAAAATACATTCCCAAATCCGCCGGATAATCGTCAAGGCAAACAGCCGCCATATTCAAATCAGGAAAATCTTTATTAATTACCCCCATCATATAAGGCGTTGAACATTGGTAAAATCTTGCGTCCATAATCATCAAATCAGGTTTCATTTCATATATAATTGAATTCAAGCCGTCCTTATCCACTGCGGTAACAACGACATTTTTAATCCCCTTATCTTCAATGCGTTTTTTGATGTATTTATGATTATTGACTGATCTGCTTGCCACCAAAACGCCTCCCCTCATATTTATTCCCCTATCACTCCCTTTTGTTTGGAATGAGAAATAGGAATTAAATTTTGTGGCTTATACCACACGTCACCCCACGGCTTAGGTTCTTTACCTCGTTCTTTAAGAACATCATTAATTGTTTTCAGACCGGCATTAATCTCCGCTATATCTCTCTTGCTCTGCTGATCTTCGTTTTCCTGTAGCTCCGGTATATCCCAAAGATCAAAAACCCCACGTTCTTTCAAACCGAAGCGAATAAAAAATTGAGTCTCTACTATTTGTTCAAACTGTCTCAATATTGGGATTAACGTATACTTCCAAAATGCCGAATGTTGCTCTGCGGTATCCTTTCCCGAAAGTGAAGTTGATCTATCGCTGATATTTGCCACTCGTGGCGGTATTCCATACTTCGCTAAAATCGTGTATAAGTTCCACCTTTTTAACTCAAAAAGTTTTAACACGTCAGGCGTAAAAGTAACTGGTTTAAATTCCGTACCCTTGCCAAGCACGGCAATCTTACGCCCTGCTCTTGTAGCTCCATATTTGCTCTCCCACCGCTTTTCAAGTTGATCCGCTTCTTCCGGTCGTAAAGTCTGCTCTGTTTTTAAAATTCCTTGTGGGACTGCGTTATTTTTTAATAACTGTGAATTAGCTTTATTTGCATAAAAATCTTGCTCCAGTTCCAGAGCAAGCGACAACAGCGGATTAACGCCGCGGACAGGATTATATGGGTTAAAATCTCTAAAGTGAATTATTTCATCAGATAATATAGGTATTAATTCAGTATCAGATTGGTAAAACCATCTTTTGGGTTTTTTTAGATAATCAAAACCAAAACCGCCTTGAATTTCTTTTTCATGGCGCATTCTTCGGGGATCAAGGATAAAAATCTCCTTCGGCAGCCCCCCCGAATAATCACTGCCAAAATACCAGAACGCCTCCCCTTCGATAAACCACCAAGCCGCCGTCTCCTTCCACAAATCGTAACGGCTTAAAGAAGAGTTAGGTCTGGTGAACAATTCATAAATAACCCCGTTATTTAAATCATTTCCGTCAACCTTAATAGTAAAATCCGCTCTGGCAATATTCCTAGTTAAAATATTGACTGCAATATTTACCCAAGCGTTCAGGAAATAAGAGTTATTTACATGACTATCTATATTAAAATTAAAAAAATCATCTTCCATCGTCAAGGAATTTGTTAAAATATTTCCTGTTATATCGCCGACTCCCTTCTCATGCTTCCGGTTGTTAGTTATTCGCTTATAGTTTAACAGCTTGCTAAATATATTCACGAAAAAATCACCCCCTGTTGCACGTCCGTAAAAATCGCATAACGCAAAGCGTCCATATAATGATCATTAACCTTTACAATTTCCCCCCCTTCATCTCTGCAATAGTCCCATATCTCAGACAAAACCCCCGTACATCTATCACAAACAAAAAATTGATGTCTCTCAATTTTGGCGTTAATGTAATCTATTCCGCTCTCAACGCTGTTATTCGCTTTTTCTCCGCCTGTAACTTCCTGTATCCTTTCGCCCCCTGCCGGATCGCAATAAGTAGGAAAAACATCTCCCTCGAATAAACCTTTTGCCCTTAACTCCTCATTGAAACTCTGCGTAGTCATATTAAACGCGCCGTAATCATCAAGCACATAAACCACATCGCCAATCCAACCAATTTTTACAAATGTAATATTTAAACCAAAATCCTGACCTGCCGCAAACCTTTCAAAAACAAAATCTTTTAAATCTTCTTTCCTGACAATCATACTCTCGTCAAACTTTTCATAAATAACGCCGTCAGCCTTAACCCAAAGCCCATCACGGAACCTTGCCTTTTGCTTTTCAGGCAGCACGTCCAAAATGTCCGAAATATAATCGTCCGGCAAATTTTCCCTATTATCCTCAGGATTAAGCACCATAGACTGATACAATTCCGGCTTTTCTAAAGGCTCACCCGTCTGGAAAATCTTTTTTAAAACAAAAATCTTATAAGCCCAATGAAGCGGCGACCCGGGATTGCAGTCATAAAAAAACAAATTCTTACAACCCTTAACCCTCATAGCCAATCTCGAATAAGCGGTAGTAACAGCGATAAAAGATAATTGACTAATCTCATTAAAATAAATCGTGCAATACTCATGCCCAAGAATCTTATCCGCTTGCTCCTTATCCCCCAAACCGCCAATCCAAATTTCCGAGCCATTGAAAAGCGTAATCATACTCTCATGTGCAAGGTAGTAATAACCATTCTTCCCTACGGTATTATCAAGCCACGGAATAAGCGTCTCTCTCAAAACAGATGACCTAGCGTCTTTTGCCCTATATCTGCAAATCAAATGCCGACTTCCGGCATACATAATCGCCCTAAAAATAATCGCCATTACAAGCACGGTAGTTTTCCCAGACCTTGATCCGCCATAAAGTAAAACATGCTTAGCACCGCTTTTCAAAAGTGCCAATGCTTTACGTTGTATTGTTGTAGGCTTAAAAACCACCGCAGTCCCCATACGCCCTATTTCCTCACTTCTCTAATTTCTCTTTTCTCATTTCTCTTTGCTCTTTTCTTTCTTCTCTTTTCTCTTAGTTCACTGTTCACTGTTCACTTTTCACAGTCCTTGAAAATCAGAAACAAAATTTAATTCACCTTGTTTTGGTTCAGTCTTACCGTTATTCGCAACAAGACCAGCCGCTTCTCTTTCTGCTTTAATAGCTGTTTGCACCCACTCGACAACAGCCCCCTGCGTCAATTCATCTGGATTCATACCGTCCAACTTCTTCTTAACGACCTCAAGCATCTTTCCAGTAACCGCTCTATGTTGCTCCCCCTGTGCCTCAATCGTCTTACGCATTTCCGCTTGTTTAAGTTTTTCCACATAGCGGTCATAATCCTTCACACGTTCACGCCACTTAAACTGCATAGACCACCCACGCCACACGTTATACCGCTTCATACGCAAAGCCTCATCGGTTTCTACGCTTTCAACAGCCTTGCGTATATTACGTTCCGCTCCCAAATCCCTGAAAGCGCAAAAAGCGGCATAAGCCAGAGAACTCTCTCCCTTCAACCGTTCCCAACTCTCAAAGGGCAGCACTTCCTCTTTAACTTCCTCGATAACCTTTTCCATATCCGTAATCATTATTTAAATATCCACGTCTTAATTACTTTTCGATAGTTGGATTTAGTACAAGTTTTATGACAAAAAGACATCATTTTGTCAGACTCAAATTCAAAAAAGTTTGGGAATTTAAAGCAAAAAAAAAGACTTTCCGAAGCCGGGAAGCCTTTTTTTCTTTTCATTTGTTTTTTTAAAACTTTTACTTTTATTCAGTCTCCGTCAAAACAACTATTCTTCTTTTTTATCCTCTGTTGCTTGTTCCCTTGTGTGTTCCTGTGTTAAATATGAAACCTGCACCACACGCCCGTCATGTTTCTTAATCTCTACCGCCACCTTCCCATACCTCACGTTATCCGCAATAGAAATCAGCTTTGTAATCATCGCCTTAGTCTTTTCATAATTCATTTTTTAATGTCCTTCTTTTTTTCCGTATGGTCATCAATCCATTTATTCAACTCGTCAACCTTATAAAAAACCCTTCGCCTCACTTTAGTTCGTGGAATATCCAACTTATCCAAAGTATTCTGGCAAACCCCGATAAACGCCGCCGCTTCCTTTCTCGTCAGAATCTCAGCTTTTCTTTCATCATCTTTCATATTGCCCCCTGTCATTATTAAAATAACGCTGTCCATAAATAAATAAAAGTTGGATTTAGTACAAGTTTCAAATGGTGTCAGACATCAAATTCAAATTTTAAAAATATTAATGAGGGGGACACCCCCCACGCTCCATCTGACCACTAAAACACATTAATAAAAAGTAAAAAAAAANNTTTTATCACAACCCCATACTTTAATTCGCCATCACCCTTTTGTCATGGTTTTTGCGGAACGCAAAAACCACGCCAACCCCTTCGGGGACAGGGTAATTACTCCCTTTCTAAACCGTTAACATTTTTCACACCTTGCTACAAGGCAAATTCTTTTCGCATAACGGCGTTTTTTTTCGGTTGTGTTTTTAAATAAGGTAAAAATTGCTTACGCAATTTTTTCTATCTCAATTTTTGAAGCCATGATACCAAACGACAGGGAGGGTATTTTGTTTTCTTATGTGTTGTGAGCGTGCCCCTTGCGGGGCGAAGGGGCACTACAGCCCACAACACATAAACAAAATACCCCCCCTGCCTTCGTTGGGTTTTTGTTAAAGGCGGCGGTTTCGGGTTTTAGCCACCCCTTCATGTCCCTCGTGCCTAGCTATCGGGGGCTATTAAAATTATAGGAGGTTGTACTATGTACAACTACGAAAAAAAGTTCTATTCTCCACAATTTTCAGAAATGGCGTGCGTATCGGTTCGCCGTCTGGCGTGGGCATTGGGCGTATCAATGCCAAAAGCCATTGACATCATCGTCAAAGAATTATCATCGGCTTTTTCATCTTCGGTTGTCTGTCCGCAATGCAAGGACAAATCAAAATGCCATGTATGCAGTTTTAACCAATCAGCCGTAACAAATACGGCAAAAGCAAGCTAGGGGGTATTATGTCAGTACACTATCAAGTATTTGCAAAATATCAGCTAACACAGGGCAAGCCGCTATTATTAGGCACATCTATTTTTTTTACCACATCGGCTTGTACTACTATCCCATTATTTGAAGAATCGGTATTATCTCAATACCGCATATTTCAAACATTGCAAATGGCAAAAGACTACATTGCCCATCTTCAAAAAGTCTATCCACACAGCACAGCACAACCGCCAATACTGGACAGCGGACAAAAAGAATTATTTAAAGGGGGTCCAAAAAGAAAAAAAAAGAAATAGCACATTAGTTTATAGCCCCTCGCTTAAGTGGGGGGCAATTTTAATTTAAGGAGTAAAAAAATGGAAAAGAAATCATGGAAACAGCTTTTAAAAGAAGGCGTAAAAGCTAAAGAAATAGTTTTTTCAGAACCTCAAATGGACTTGAATTCTTGGGAAGAAAGATTTAAAGAAGAAGGATTAAGCGACAGAGAAAAAGAATATATTTTAAGATGCGCTGAACGCTTCAACCGCACCTTAAAAAATTATGTAGATTAAAAAGAAGTTAAAAAAAAGACTACCCGAAAGTAGGTAGTCTTTTTTTTTAACATAAAAAGCAAGTGAGCCAACAGATTCTTATAATGTTGGCTAAAAACGACAAATCAAACCCATACTAAACCTCAAAAAACGACACATAAAACGACACATAAA